GGGGGATCAACCGCCGAGCGCATTCGAAATGATCCGCGTTCTGTTGAAGCTAGCCTGAAAACCAGAGGGAGAATGAAAATGGAGCTGCTGCCACGACGACTGCGCATCATCACCGCCGATGAGCGGATGGCGCAGGACAAGGGCGTCAAAGCGTTGATTGCCGGGCCGGCCGGCGTCGGCAAGACGACGCTGCTGCGCACGCTGGATCCGGACAGTACACTGTTCGTCGATCTCGAAGCCGGCGATCTGGCCGTGCGTGATCTCAAGGTCGACACGTTCCAGCCGCGGACCTGGGATGAATGCCGCGATCTCGCCTGCTATCTCGGCGGTCCAAACCCATCCTTGCCAGCCACCGAATGTTACAGCCAGGCGCATTACGATGCCGTGGTGGAGTCGATGGGCGGCACCGCGGACGCACTGAAAAAATACAGCACGTACTTCATCGATTCGATCACGGTCGCCGGCCGGCTTTGTTTCCGCTGGAGCGAACAGCAGCCGGAGAGTTTCAACGAGCGCGGAAAAAAGAATCTGCTCGGCACTTACGGCCTGATGGGGCGCCAGATGATTGGTTGGCTGACCCATCTGCAGCATGCGCGCGACAAGAATGTCATCTTCATCGGCATCCTCGAATACTCGAAGGATGAGTTCAACATTTCGTCCTGGGATCTGCAGATCGAGGGCTCAAAGACCGGCAAGGAATTGCCCGGCATCGTCGACGAAATGTTGGTGATGCAGTTCATCGATTTCGGCGACGGCGAACAGGTTCGTTGCCTGGTCTGCAACTCACCGAATCCCTGGAAATTCCCGGCCAAGGACCGCAGCGGCAAGCTCGACCAGATCGAGGAGCCGCACCTCAACAAGCTGCTCGCCAAGATCGCCAGCAGCATCCCGCGGCATCCGGTCGATCACAGCCTTCCCGCAACCACCACCGCAACCGAAGCAGCCTAAGCAAAACCAAAGGAGAAGTGACTATGGCTATCGATCTCAATCAAGCACCTCCGCAGCGTGAAATGGGTTTGATCGACGACGGCACCGTATGCGTCGTTCATATGACCGTGCGTCCCGGCAATACCGGCGACGGCGGCTGGCTCAAGCGTGCCAAGGAAGGCGAGAGCAACGGCCTCGACGTTGAGTTCACCGTGGTCGACGGACCGTTCGCCAAGCGCAAGTTCTGGAAACTGTTCACCCTGGAGGGCATCAGCGAGGGGCACGCCAAGGCGGCGGAGATCTCGGCGTCGCAGCTGCGCGCGATCATGGAAAGCGCCCGCGGCATCAAGCCCGATGACAAGAGCGAGGCGGCCGTGGCGGCGCGACGGATTGAATCCTGGGGCGATTTCGACGGGCTTCGTTTTGTCGCCAAGGTCGGGATCGAGAAGGCGCCGTCGGGATCCGGCTTCAAGGACAAGAACGTTCTCGATGCCGCGATTACGCCGGACCGTAAGGCCTGGGTTCAGGTCGAGCAGGTGCAGCGCGAGGCGCGGGCGGCGGGATCGATCGCTGGCACATTGGGCGGACCGTCAACGGTGCAGCAGGGCCAGCCGACCGGCAAGCCGAAGTGGGCAACCGGAGGCTAGGCCATGGTCTCGCCCGTTCAGAAGCTGCGCAGTCTTGATGCGGAATGGGATGCGAAGGCATCCCAAGCCGCCATCGATGGCGCGCGCGAGGCGACCGAGAGCATCAATCCGCGCGCCGCGATCTCATCACTGTCCAGTACCGAGTGGATGTGGATAGCGATGGGCGCGGTGTTCGGCTGGATCAAAACCAAATCGCAGCATGCGATTGCCGAGAGCAAGAGTTTCGACAAGACCATCCGTGAGATGCCGCAGTATTTCCCGGAGCCGTGGGATGCCGGCGCGGTGGAGTCGATCCTGCCGAAGCTCGGCGATCTCAAGGGCATGCCGTGGGACAAGCCGCTCGGCGATTGGTCGACAAAGGAAATGGTCCGGCTTGCCTGGAACATGCACTACCTGATCGACGGCGCCATCGCGCGTCGCGAGGAAGGCGCCGAAGGCAAGATCGTCACCATCAAATCGCAAGCGGTCGTCGAGCGCGAGATGAGCGCGCGCCAGGGCGGACCGCTGTGGGATCGAAAGGAGTATGCCGATGACGACATCCCGTTCTGATGAGCCGCGGATCCGCGTCACGCGCACGATCGTGTACGAAGGCCGCGAAAGCTGGGTGCGGCAGACGCTGGAGAAATCGTTCATCGGGTCGAGCCTGTTCCGCGTGGCGAGCGGCGCGATCTATGAGACATCGCGGGTCGAGGTGCAGCTGCCGGCGGATGAGGAGGCGTGATGGTTGTCATCGATCTCAACTCGCCGGTCTCGACCGAACTGAATGACGACTTCAATGCCGCGCTGGACGCGGCCGAGCTGATCCATGAGCGCGAGGAGAAGCGTGAGTATCTCGGCGCCAGCGGGATCGGCTCGGAATGTCCGCGCAAGGTGCAGTTCGATTGGCAGCGGGACTCGGTTTTCCCGGCGCGGACGCGTCGGATCTTTGATCGCGGCCACGCATCGGAAGAAAAATGCGCAGCCTCAATGCGGCGGGCAGGTTTTCAAATTGAGCGTGGCACACCAGGAACCGAGTTCAGTATGGTCGGCGGCTTGTTCAAGGGCCATTGCGACGGCCGTATCCATGGTGGTCCGCGGATTCGCACGCTGACCTATCCGTGCTTGTGGGAGCACAAGTGTCTCGGCGACGCCGGCTGGAAGAAAATCGAGAAGTACGGTCTGCACGCGGCGTACCCGGTCTATTTCGATCAGTGCCAGCTCTACATGGGCTATCTCGGATTGGATGAGCACCCGGCGCTGTTCACTGCCGAAAACGCCAACACCTGCCACTTGCTGGCGCTGACGATCGCATTCGACGGGCAGGCTGCACAGCAGGCCAGCGATCGTGCGGTGGCGATCATTCGCGCCACGCAAGCCGGCGAGCTGCTGCCACGCATTACCGAGAAGGGCCCATCGGACTGGCGCTGCAAGATGTGCAGTCACTCACCGTATTGCTGGAGCTTGAACCATTGAGACATGGCCATGATCAGCGACGACGATCTGAAACGACGTGACAAGTTGCTCGGCATGCTGAGTAGTGATTTCGATGGCGAGCGCGCCACCGCGAGCGCGATGCTGGCGAAGATGGCGGCCGGCTACAAGATGACGATTCCGGAATTGTGCCAGGCACAGGCGGGTGGGGCTCGGCAACAACAACAGGCACGGCCGCAACCAAACCCGAAACCGCAGCCGAATCCGCAACCGAATGGTTCCGGTGATGATGATGAAATGCTCCAGCATTTGCGCCAGGTGATGGAGTCTTACGGCGATCTGGTCACCGAATGGGAGCAAGGATTCCTGGAGAGCGTCACTCAAAAATACGTCCGCGACGATGCGCTGAGCGAGAAGCAAAAGGCTATCGCGATGCGGATCCTGACCAAGGTGGCAACCAACGCGAACCGGCCGAATAGGAGCGGTTTCAGAAGGTATGGTTATTGATCTCAACAACGCACCACCGCAGCAGGCAGATTCCGCTCCGCGAAGTCATGCGGGTGGTGACGTCAAGGTGGCGGACATTCGCGCGCGCCTCGCCGAGGACGTGCGCGGGTTCGTCATGTGGCTGTATTCCGGACGCGCGTTCATCAGCCGGCATGAGGCCAGGATCGGCAACATCTATGGTGAGGCCGGAGAATCGTTGTGTATCGAGTTGGGCGGCGCCAAGGCAGGGCAATGGTTCGATCACGCCACCGATGAAGGTGGCGATCTTATAGCGCTGTACCGCGGCTATATGGGCTACAGCGGCAATGTGAATTTCGATCGTTCATTGCGCGAGATCGCCGCCGACTATTTCCATGATCCGATCGAGCGGGACGTGTGGCGGTCGCACCGTGAGCAGAGCCCGGCACAGAAGATCCTGGCCGACAGCGTGCGGTGGGGCACCAAGCCCAAGACCGAGGAGGAGGTACTCGGCGCTCCGATCGCCACCTACAAATATCTCGATGCCGAAGGCAACGTGATTGCCGGCGTCACGCGCTATGAACCGAAAACGTTCCGGCCCTGGTGTTTCCGCGAGGTCGACGGCGAAAAGAAATGGATGATCGGCTCGCCAGCGTCGGGCGTTCGGCCGCTGTATCACTGGCCGGAGATCGTCAACGCCGACAACGTCGTGCTGGTCGAGGGTGAGGGCAAGGCGGACGCGCTGGCGGCGTTCGGCGTGACGACAACGACGATCATGGGCGGCGCCAATGCGGTCGACAAGACCAACTGGCTGCCGCTGGCGATGAAGAAAATCTGCATCTGGCCTGACAACGACAAGGCCGGGCATGAATTTGCGCACGCCGCGGCGGCCAAGCTGATGAGCATGGGCTGCAAGATCTGGATCGTGGTGGTGCCGGGTGACAAGCCGGAGAAGTGGGATTGCGGCGACTGCATCAAGGCCGGCGAAGATCCGATGCCGTATCTTGATAATGCCGTCGAGGTCTCGACCGAGAACAATCACGGCCTGATCCTGTCGGCGCGGCAATTCATCAAGGGCTTCAACGCGCCGCAGTACCTGATCGATGGCGTAATCCAGCGCAGCTATCTCTACAGCCTGACCGCGCGCACCAACCACGGCAAGACCGCGGTCTCGATGTATCTCGGGCAGGCGGTGGCGAGGGGGTTGCCCTTCCATGGCCGCGAGACGTTCCAGGGCAGCGTACTATTCCTGGCCGGCGAGAACGCCGACGACATTCGCGCGCGTTACCTGGTGCTGGCCGATCATGAGAAGTTCGATCCCGAGACGGTGCCGTTCTATTTCATCGACGGCGTGATTCCGATCGCCGCCAGCCTGCCGAAGATCCGCGAGGAAGCAACCGAGATTCCGGACCTGGTGCTGGTGATCGTCGACACCGCGGCGGCCTATTACTCCGGCCAGGACTCCAACGACAACGCCCAGCAGGGCGACTTTGCGCGGCTGCTGCGCGAGCTGATCAAGCTGCCGGGGCGGCCGGCGGTGGTGGTGAATTGCCATCCCGTCAAGAACGCGGCGCCGGACAATCTGCTGCCGTTGGGCGGCTCGGCATTCGTCAACGAGGTCGACGGCAACCTGATCCTGTGGTCGGAGGCCGACAAGCAGACGTCGCTGCACTGGCAGGGCAAGTTCCGCGGGCCCGAGTTCGAGGCGATGAACTTCGATCTGCGCGGCGCCACCTGCGAGAAGGTCAAGGACGCCCGTGGCCGGCTGATGAGCTGCGTGGTGGCGGTGCCCATCACCGATGCCGGCGCCGAGCGCAAGGAGAAGGTCGCCGAGGAGGAAGCGCGCACGGTGCTGCGCCTGATCCATGTCGACAAGCAGGCCTCGATGGCGTCGATCGCGCGGGGGGCGGGGTGGCTGTGGCCGGATGGCCGGCCGGCCAAGACCAAGGTGCAGCGGATCGTCGAGCGGCTCAAGGCGGACAAGCTGATCTATCGGTTCGAGGGGTCGAAATATCGGCTGACCCGGAAGGGTTCCAAGGTCATCGGCGTCAAGTGGAACTCGAAGGATAAGGACGACGACGATGACGATTGAGCGGTACCAAAATACCAAACACTACCATTATACTACCGGTACGATTTTGAGCCTCGTACCGGGCCGGTACGGTGCCGGTCCGGTCCGGTACAAAGTGAAAGTAAGTCGATGAAAACGTTCACGAAAGTCCGCGGTACGTTTTAGGTACGGACGGCAGTTTACAGCCGTACCGTACCGGTACCTATCCCTATAGGGGGAGGCCGGTGCGGTCGGTGCGTATGAGACAGGATGGCTGACATGACGCAAACCAACCGAAAGCCGCCCGATGAGCTGGCCGACGTCCGGGAGCGGATGAAGGAACTCAAGCGGCGCGAGGATGAGCTGAAAGCGGAACTGATCGCCGGCAAGGTCGAGCTGGTCGGCGATGAGTTCGTCGCCAGGATCTCGAAGGTGACGTCCGAGCGGATCGACAGCAAGAAGCTGCGCCAGGAGATCGCGGCCGAACAGCTGGCGCCGTTCCTGGTCACCTCGACGGCGACCGTGGTCAACGTCGAGCGGATGACGGCAACGGAGGAAGGCTGAGATGGGTAAGCGTAAGAACCTGGTCCGGCGGGAGGCTAACGGCAAGCCGCAGCGGGCTCGGGCACAACATCGGGAACAGGCTTTGCCGCCGCCGACGGAGACCCGCCGGT